TTCTCTTTCTTTGTTCCCGGCTACCGTTTCATGCCCGCCTTTAAGAGGAAGGTATGGGATGGCAAGGTGCGTCTATATAATCAGGTAAAACGAGAGATACATGTTGGTCTGTACAACCAACTCCGCAAATTCTGTGCAGACCGCATGTACCCTCTTCAGATCGTAGAGAATAAAAAATACGGCATTCCCAATGCCAAGAATAAGATTGATCATCAAGGACTAGTCAAGTTTCTTGGGTCATTACAAACCCCGTTCGAACCCCGTGACTATCAGTACGATGCGATAACACACGCCATCGAAAACAAGCGGGCCATTCTTCTATCCCCCACAGGTTCGGGTAAGTCGTTCATCATCTATAATACGATGAGGTGGTTCCTTGACAATCACGAAGGCAAGGTTCTTATTGTTGTACCAACAACATCTCTGGTAGAACAGATGCATAAGGACTTTGCGGACTATGGTTATGAGTCAGATTTGATTCATAAAATATACAGTGGTAAAGATAAAGAAACAGATAAACGTATTATCATCTCAACATGGCAGTCTATCTACAAGTTGGGTTCAGAATGGTTCGAACAGTTTCCTTGTATATTCGGAGATGAAGTCCATCTATTCAAGGCAAAATCTCTTTCTACTTTGATGGACAAGTGTCGAAACGCAGAGTATCGGTTTGGTACTACGGGTACGCTAGACGGCACAGAGACAAACAAACTGGTGTTGGAAGGTTTATTCGGGCCTGTTTTTAAGGTAACCACCACCGTAAAACTGCAAAAAGACAAACAACTTGCAGACCTAGATATTAAGGTACTGTTGCTTAAGTACCATAATGATGTGTGTCACACGGCCAAGAACTGGACGTATCAAGACGAACTTGACTACATCGTAAAGAATGAACGTAGGAATAAGTTCATAAGCAACCTAGCCATTGACCAGAAAGGGAACAGTCTGGTACTATTTCAATTCGTGGAAAAACACGGAAAGGTTTTGTTTGATATGATTAATGACGCTGTTGAGGAAGGGAGAAAAGTCTTCTATGTGTCTGGAGAGGTAGATGCGAGTGATCGTGAACAGATACGTGGAATAGTGGAGAAACAGAAAGATGCTATCATTGTCGCCTCACTTGGCACCTTTAGTACTGGTATCAATATTCGTAATTTGCACAATATCGTTTTCGCTACACCTAGTAAGTCGCAAGTCAAAGTCCTTCAGTCGATTGGCCGAGGTCTTAGAAAAAGTGATGACGGTTCTGTTACTAAGTTATTTGACATTGCTGATGATTTTAGTGTGAAGGGTCATCGTAACTTTACACTCAATCATAGCGGTGAAAGAATTAAGATATATACTAAGGAAGGGTTTAGATACAAAGTCTACCCAATTAAAATGGTATAGTATAATGATAAGACATCTAAAGTTAGTTTCTGGCGAAGAGTTGGTATGTGACGTTTTTGATGATGAGGTCGATAGTGATGAAATCGCTATTCGTCATGCATTAAAAATTGTATCAAAGATTCAGAACGGTTACAAGTACTATACCTTTAAGGCCTTTATGGTGTTTCAGGATGATCCGGATTCGTTCACTATCATTAGGGATGGGGCGATTATTGGATATGCAGAACCGCCTAAGGAATTGCTTGTCGAGTATAAGAAGGCCCTGCAAGAGATGTATGATCTGAAAACAGAAGATTCTTATAATGAAACCGAGCATACATTCAAAGGGGATTCGGATACGTCTAACGTGATTCCGTTTAATCCTACCCGACACTAGGGTATATTCTCCCCTGAAGCAGTTTAAAGATTATATCATACTTTTGAGGATTTGTCAAGATGAAAGTTGGATTTACATGTTCTGCCTTTGATTTGTTGCATTCAGGACATGTCCAGATGTTACGAAACGCAAAGGAACAGTGTGACTATCTTATCTGTGGGTTGCAAGTTGATCCCACTCTAGATAGACCAGAAAAGAATCAACCCATCCAGACCATTGTTGAACGGTACACTCAGCTTAAGGCTGTTGGTTATGTTGATGAGATCATTCCATACTCTACAGAGAAAGACCTTGAGGATATCCTGTCTATGTATCATATAGACGTTCGTATCCTTGGGGATGAGTACAGGGAGAAAGATTTCACGGGAAAGGACATATGTAAGAGAAGAGATATTGACCTGTACTTCAATGAAAGGTCACACCGATTCTCTTCTTCTGAACTTCGCCAAAGAGTTAGTCGAGCAGAATATGGGCTTGACAATGAGATAGTTAATGTTATATAATATGTCTAATGTGTATAGGAGTACCAGATGAAACCAAAAGAAAAACCGCATTATGTGAACAACAAAGATTTTTCACAAGCGGTAGTAGAATATTGTAAAACTGTTGAAAAGGCCCGTAGTGCGAAAGCTTCGTTGCCTATTGTTCCTAATTATATTGCGGAATGTTTCTTGAAGATCGCAGAAGGACTCTCACACAAATCTAATTTTGTTCGGTACACCTATCGTGAAGAGATGGTTATGGACGCTGTGGAGAACTGTCTCAGGGCGATTGAAAACTATAATGTAGAGACTGCTACTCGTACAGGTAACCCTAACGCATTTGCATACTTCACACAGATTTCTTGGTACGCCTTCCTCCGTAGAATTCAACGTGAGAAGAAACAACAGGACATCAAACTCAAGTATATCTCAGAAGCTGGAGTAGAACACTTCCTTGATATTCCGGAAGAGGCCGATGCTGACTTCTCAAACGTAATTCCATTCGTGGACGTTCTGCGACACCGTATTGATATTGTCAAGGAAGCGGATGCTGAATTTAAGAACTATGTTGAGGAAGAGAAGAAGCGCAAGAGACGTACCGTAAAAGTCGATTCTGACTTATCGGATTTTCTTGTATAAAATAATTATTGACATATAGCGATATTTTTGATATACTGTCAAGTATTATAGTCAAATAGGTATATTATGAAAATAGCGATTCTTAACGATACCCATGCGGGTATTAGAAACTCATCTGACATTTTTATGGATTATCAAGAACGCTTCTACTCAGAGGTGTTCTTTCCATATCTGTTAGAGAATGACATCAAACAAATCATTCACCTTGGTGACTATTACGATAACCGTAAGACCGTCAACTTCAAGGCCTTGAATCACAACCGTAAGATTTTCCTAGAGAAGTTGCGTAAGTATGGTATCACTATGGATATCATTCCGGGCAACCATGACACGTACTACAAGAACACCAACAATCTAAACTCTCTCAAAGAACTCCTTGGTCACTACATGAATGAAGTGAACGTGATCATGGAACCAACGGTGATGAAGTATAGCAACTTAGATGTTGCTTTGATACCTTGGATCAACCCTGAGAACGAAAAAGCAACACTTGAGTTTCTTGAGACGTGTAAGGCCCCAATAATCGGCGCACACTTGGAGTTGGTGGGGTTTGACATGCAACGTGGTATGCCCTGTCATGATGGTATGTCTCCCGCACACTTTGATAAGTTTGAAATGGTTCTGACAGGCCACTTCCATGCGAAGTCCACACAAGGTAACATTCACTACCTTGGGTCTCAGATGGAATTCTTCTGGAATGACTGTGGTGACGCCAAGTACTTCCACATCCTTGATACTGAAACAAGAGAACTTACTGCGGTGCAGAACCCTTTAACAATCTTTGAAAAGGTATACTATGATCATACTAAAATGAACAAGTTCAAAGACCTTCGTTATCTGGACAATAAGTTTGTTAAGTTGATTGTGGTGGATAAGGGTGACCTTTACCAGTTTGAACGTTTTGTTGATCGTGTTCAAAGCCAGAAGATTCATGAACTGAAAATCGTAGAAGACTTTAAGGAATTTATTGGCGAGAATGTTGGAGATGTCAACGTATCCATTGACGATACCGAGACACTTGTATACCAATACATTGACAATGTGGCGACTGACTTGGACAAGAACCGCATTAAGAAAGAGATATCAATTCTTATGACGGAAGCACAAACTATGGAGGTTTTGTGATGTCTCAATGGCATGGAGGAAAGGGGAGCAAACCCCGTAAAGTAAAAGATCAAAAAACCTTCTCTGATAACTGGGATACTATTTTCGGAAAGAAGATTGAAATGTGGGAACACAACTGTAAATATAATGGACTAATGTCTGTCGGTAAAGGCGAACCTTGCAATTGGTGTGGGGCAGAAGAATTAAGTCTTGACAAGACGGGTCAAGTATGCGATAATGGCCGTCCTGAAGTCAAAGAAGGCATTGCAGAGAAAATGCAGAATGATCAAGTTTGAGAAACTTCGCTGGAAGAACTTTCTTTCTACCGGCAATAATTTTACAGAGATTGATTTTGAATCGTCACCTACTACTCTGGTAGTGGGTCAGAACGGTGCGGGTAAGTCAACGATGCTTGACGCCCTTAGTTTTGGATTGTTCGGTAAACCCCACCGAAAGATATCCAAACCTCAACTAGTGAACTCTATTAACGGTAAGGGAACACTGGTTGAGGTTCTTTTCTCAGTCGGTTCTGTTAGGTATAAAATCGTCCGAGGTATCAAGCCCAATAAGTTTGAGATTTGGGTTAATGATAACATGATGAACCAAAGTTCTCATGCCAAGGAATATCAACAAATCCTAGAGACCAATATCCTGAAGTTGAACCACAAGTCGTTTCACCAGATTGTTGTTCTGGGTTCGTCTTCGTTCGTTCCTTTCATGCAACTTGCAGCAACTTCACGAAGAGAAGTCATTGAGGACTTGCTCGATATCAACATGTTCTCCAAGATGAATACGATTCTGAAGGAAAAGATGTCGATTCTCAAGGAGAGAATCCGTGAGAATGGCCATGATATTGAGATGGTCAAGACCAAGATTAATGCACAGAAGAAGTATCTTCGTGATCTGTCTGCCCTAAACACAGCACATCGTAAGGAGAAAGAGGCAGAGATCACCGCACTACTTGCGGAGATTACGACACTACAAGACTTCAACACAGAACACATGGCCAAAGCCTCGACACAACAGGAAGAGGTTTCAAAGAAACTTGAGAAGGTTTCTGCATCACGTGAGAAACTGTTGACCTATCAGTCTACCTTTAAGTCTCAGATTAAGTCTGTGGTCAAGGAAGCACAGTTCTTTGAAAACAATGAACACTGTCCTACCTGTGACCAACACATTGCAGAGGACTTACGTGAGTCTAAGAAGAACGATGCTAACGCACGTGCAAAAGAACTGAATGAAGCTATGGTCAAGTCAGACTCTCAGATGAGAGAGTTTGATCAACAGTTGTTTGAACTTCATGCTGAGATGGATACTGTCCGTGAATTGCAGAATGAAATCAACAATAACAATCAACAGATTTCCTCTTTGAACAAGAGGATTGAACGTATTCGTGATGAACTGAATTCTCTCTCAGAGAACAGTGGTGATCTACAAAAGGCTAATACTGAACTACAGGCCTTAAACTCTGAATTAGAATCAAAACAAAATGCCAAGTATACTCTACACGAAGACTATTCTTATCAGCAAGTAAGTGCAGAACTTCTTAAGGATACTGGTATCAAAACCAAGATCATTAAACAGTACCTACCTGTTATTAATAAGTTGACTAATCAGTACCTACAGATTCTAGACTTCTTTGTTCACTTTGATCTTGATGAAGGGTTCAACGAAACTATCCGTTCACGGTATCGTGACGCATTCTCGTATGACTCATTCTCAGAGGGTGAGAAACAACGTATCGATCTGTCTCTGTTGTTTACGTGGAGACAGGTGGCTAAGATGAAGAACTCTGTCGCCACCAATCTGTTGATTCTTGATGAGACCTTTGATTCGTCTCTGGACGAGGATGGGGTTGACAACCTGATGAAAATCCTGCATACTTTGGGAGAAGAAACCAACGTGTTTGTAATCTCTCACAAGTCTGAACTAGAGGACGCACAGTTCCAACGCAAGATTGAATTTGTTAAAGAGAAGAACTTCAGTAAGATGCGGGTAGCTGCGTAATGGGTAAGATTCATATCGTGGACAACTTCTTTGAAGACAAGGACATCCAGAAAATTTCTGGTTACCTAAATTCGGTCTTGTATGAAAACGAGGCCGCAGGCAAACATAAGTTCAATTGTAATATGTTTGACTGGGGAGCTCAATTAAATCGTATTGATGGAAAAGATACGGAGACCCCATATCTTGTTCTCATCCATGAAATCCATAAGAACAATGCCAAAATTGATGAATGGTTGACTGGTCTTGTTAACCGTTTGGTTGAACCATATGGATACAAGGTTGTTTATGGGCCTATGTTCCATATCTGGACACCACAGTCTAGAATTAACTGGCATTGTGACTACTCACCGAAACTTGATCCCCGAAGGCACGGTGCATTGACTGTATATTTAAATCGCAAATG